TGCTGTGCCTGATTTAAATATCTCCATGCATTAGCAGGATCTTTATCAGTTAAAGTTCCAAAGTTATTCCAGAAGTCACCTGTGTTCTCCTGAGCCTGTGGCTGTGGAGGAACTGGCATTTGAGGACGTGCAAATCTTGGATCTGCTTGTGCTGCTGCAGCTTGCTGCTGTTGTATTGCAGCTGCCTGCTGTTGTGGTGTTATTCCTGGATTTCCTACAACTTGTCCTGCTGGCTCTTCCACTGGATAAGGACCTTCTGGACCAAAGAACTCACATGTATAATCAGCTAATATATCTGGATCAGTTAAGATCTGCTCATAAGATTGATGCTCTGCCTGAAGCTCTTGTAATAAACCAACAGCTTCCTGTAACTGATCATTTGTAGCAATTAAACTATCTTCAATCTGAACTGCATAGTTATTTAAAACTGCTGGAGCATCTGCACCGAAGTGATTAATTACTTCAAGACTTTCTGGACTTACCCCTGCCTCTAGGAGCTGCTGGTCGCTGATTGCCTGCGAAGTTTGGGAAGAGTTGTTGTAATATGCCTGGTTGTTCCCGTTCAAAGGCTGCGATATCTGCTGACCCTGGTTGTTGTACGAAGGTGCTTGTGGGGAACTGTAATTCGCCTGGCCGTACTCTTGTGTCGCTGGAGACTGTTGACCCAGGAAGGGGAGTTGAACTGGTGAACTCAGGAGCCCTACCACCCTGTTGAATGCGTCCTTGTATGGGTTCTCCGCTGGAGTCGCTGGAGCTGATGGGCTGCTCTGGGGTGCGTATTGTGTAGGGTTGTATGGGGCTTGTGTTGTACCCATCTGGGCTTGCACTTGTGGTGCTGGTGCCACCGCTGCCTGCTGAGGGGCCACCCACTGAGGACTGGTCGCCACCGCTGGAGCCTGGGCTGCTGTTTGTGAAACTGGAGCCCCGTAGCTGGGCTGTGGGGTCGCTGATGCTTGGGGTGCCGATTGGGTCGGCATTACGGTATCTGCCTGCATAAGTTGATTCTCGCTGGAGTGATTCTAGTGTTCTATATAAGAAAGGGGTAAGATCAAGTCTCGGATCTGCAGCCATTGGAATATCCGGTTGCTGCGGATGTGGAGTTCTCATTTCTTGATTTATTAGATCAATAAATTGAGAATAAGCCCTTTGTATTTGTCCTACCATTCTGAATGGATAACCGGATAACATTCCGGCAACTTCATCATCAGTTTTAGATGGGAATAAATACTTCAGTGCTTCTATGCTATCAACCCCTAATTCTTGTAGGTTTCTACAGAATATAGATTGCTGTACTTTATCTTGTGCAGTGTCTTCATATACAGGACCCATCCATCTCCAAGCGACTACTCTTTCACCATCTGGAACTAATCCATGAACACCATCAGGAATCTCTTTTGTTTCTTGTGCAGCATCAATTGCTGCCTGTAATTTTTTCTCATAAGTAGTCTTCTGTTTTTCAAATTTCTCCAATGCTTCAGGAGTTTCTTCTAATGGTGTTTCAGGATATTTTATATTAGAAGCTGCTGCTAATGTTTGACGGAATATTTGTTCTTCCTGAAAGATCATTAACTCGAAACATTTACAAATACCATATTCATAAATTTGTAAACATTTCTTTTTAGCAGTTGCACTTACTCTTCCGTAAGCAGATTTTATTTCTGTTGCAGTTACATTGCTCATTGATATATCATCAATGCCACCTAAAGCTAAACGTATTTCACTTCTTAATTGTCCAACATATCTGGATTGATCTGTACTTACTGCATTAGGTGTAATAAATCCAACACGATCTGTAGGTTCTAAATTAGCAATAACTCTAGGGACCCTCATTCCACCACCTGGACTACCTATATATCCAGGTGAATTTCTCGTCACAGGATCTTGTTTATAAGTGGATTGAAGTGTACTTAAATCAGAAGTAAATCCAGATTGACTTGAAATACTAGGTCTTTGTGGTGGAGCATCTTTACTACTCTCAACAATATCCTGTTTAGGACGTGAAGATAGTAAAGTTGGATTACCAAAGAATGAAAGGTTAGCTCTTATGTTTTTAACCATTTCATCATGAGCAACAATCTGATTAGCTATCCAATCAAATTCACCACTACCATCAGTACCAAAAGCATCAGGATTATTAAATACCTCAACACAAGGAATAAATCTCATTGTGTTATCTAAGGTTTTTTTATTTAATGTTGTAAAATCCTGTGGCCCATCAAAACTTAGCTCCTGTTCACTATGTGTTTCTTCAATAGTTTCTGCTGTAATGCGAAGACGCATATATCTTTTATCAGTGTTTAATCCAACTTGAGATCCAGCAAAACCTCTATTAGCTTTAACCTTGTAAGGATAGATAACTATTACTTCTTCAAGTTCTCCTTCTGGTGAATAAAAAGTTCTATACGAATTTTTATCAAACCAATAAAGTCTGTATGTTTTTTGAGTAGGACGTATATAAAATAATCCTTTTCCTAAAGCTAAAAAATGATCCCATATAGAATCTAATCTTGCATCAAGTTGATTAAACTTAATTACCTGTTGTATAAAATCATATCTTTGTGATCCGAAGTTATCCTGTTGAGGATAGAACTCAACACCCTGACGAATACCAAACATTTTCATCTGTGCTAGATGAGCGTGAATAAGCATCGTATCGGTAGCACCAGCCGAGTCCCGGCTTATTGCTGCCTTGAGCATTTCATCAAAAGTAGAGTTAGTCTGATTCATCTAAACACTTTTTATTATTTTATTACGCATCAATCTCATAGCCAGGTGCTTGACGTTTGAACGTAATGTTCTCATCATCAGCTTCAATGTCGAAGCGTTCTCCAGGTTGAAGACCTAGATCATGACATACTTCATCAGGAAGATTAAATATAGCAGAACCATAAGCATCTTGCTCTAGTTCAATACCTTTATAGAAAAAATTGGCTACCATGTTAGATACTCTTAATAGTCTAATTCGTCAATACTCTAACTCTAGTTTTCCTCTGGACATTAATCCATTACATAACCAAACCAGAGCATCAACACAATCATCGTGGGAACTAACTCCGAAATTCACAATCTCATCAGTTAGTGCCTGAAATTTTCGATATTTATTAAATAATATCTTATGTTGCTCAAATAAGCCCATAATTCCCCTAAACCTAGCAACTTTATCTCCTCTAAATCCTTTTACAGGATGCCAAAGTAAATTATAAAGTCCTTGTTCTTCTAAACAAATACGTTTAAAGTCTGCTTCTAATGATGCCTGATAAGCCACCGCTTCAGACCAGATATCCACAGTGCTACCGGTAGGAAAATATTTATCCTGATCTTTATGAACTATTCCCCATTCCATCATCATTTCCATTATGGCTTCTAACTTCTCCACATTACCCATTATTCTCAATCGTTTACAGTCAATAATATAAATTTTATCTCCCACTCTGCCACCCATAACAAATACTGTATAGTCATTTCTTTCTCTAATACCTGCAGATAAATCAACACCAACACCTAAACAATCAAACTGTGTTGGTATCTGTCCCTTAATAATCAGATCAGGAGAGACAGACATATCACTAGTTCTTACAATTTGATTCTGATACTGAAAACTAAAACTTATAGGTGATTGTCTTCTACGATCATTAAGATATTCAAGTGACCACATCTCTGGCCAATAAGATTTTTCATCTCCACTTTCATCAACAGTTACTGCTGATTGTATTATCTGTATCCAATCATTGTCAGGAGTAAAAGTAGTTTGATGTATATCATCATGTCTGAATCTTGTACCGAGACATATAGCTCTACCGCCTTCAAACATAGTTGGAACAATAACTGAGTTCCAGTTATCTTCCATAGCTACACGAATATCTCTATTTTTGATATCATCAGCTGATTTTATAGCATCATCAATAATACATAAATGAGAACGCTTTGATGTAACAGCACCTTTTAATCCTGCACAACATAAACTGAATTCTTCTTCACCAGTTGATCTTATACCAGCAAATTTCCAATCAATACTCCAATATTCATTAGAGTTAATTCCTTTGGCAATTTTCACCGTTGGAAATATTTCTCTATAGATCTTACTATCTTCAATAATTCTTTTTATCGCTGCACTCTTTGGTCTGGCAACATCAACAGTATATGAAATATATAAAATCTTTAATGGTTTACGATTAAGTGCATGTACACCAATAGCCCAGGCTGTAAATAAACCTAACACTGTAGATTTAGCAGATCCTCTCGGTGCAAGAATATCTA